GCCCCGGAAACGGCGATGCCGCCATTGCCGCCTTCCGGTTCCGCTTCGCTCCACCTCCAGCCGGCAATGGCGTCGGAGGCGACGATGCACTAACAATCAACCCGGACCACTCGGTGGGGGCCGGTCAGCGATGATCGGCCGACCAATGATCGGGAAGCGCCGAGATCACCTCTGAGAAGGCCGTCTCCGTGGGTAGGCCAAGCCGCCAGCCGACCTGGATGACATCATTGTCTTTGCCGAAGGTGCCATCCGGCAAACCCTTCACCCACCCGCCGGGCAGGACGGTGACGCGCTTATCGCCGACGTAGACCTGGCGCACCGCATTGGCCCGCCCGTCCATGAAGGCGCCCACGTCCACGGTCTTGCCATCGTCGTTGGTCTCGAAGAGCGCGTAGATCATGTGATAACGGCCGACACCGTAGCCGGTGACACGCGAAGGCTTCGGCTGTTTGATAGCCTGCTCGGTGGAGGGGGGTTTCGGGCTTTTTGCAAGAAGTAACGCGACACCCGATGCGAGGACGAGCAATCCTGCTGGCCCGGCAAAAATCGTCAGCACGACGCCGGTAACTACGCCGATGATCCCCTTCAGGGTCTTCCCCATCAGGGCCTCCACACGGCAAGGACATCGGGCACGTCCTGAGTTCCAAGGAAAAGCATTCCGGCCATGGCAAGCACGGCCCAGCGGTCGCCGGTGAAGATGCCGCACGCCTGGTTAGGCCCAGCTTCCTGCGGCAGGGCGAGGAGGCCGATATCGCCAGCGCGTGCGTCGTCAGCCTCGGGAACGCCGGCTTCGGTCATGCCGCGCTGCCAAAGCTTCAGGAGACCGCCGCCGCGCTCTATCGTCAGCAGGGCGGCTCGCTCGCTGTCATAGAGCGGCTTGAGGAAATCCATGGGATCGGGATGGCCGCGCTCCACGCACCACCGCGCCGCAAACTTGCAGCAGTCAAGGCCGGGTTGCGCGCCCCAACCCCACGGCTGCCGCAGGGACCATTTCAGATACTCGCCCAGCGTCATGCATCGCTCGGCGCAAAGCGGCGTGACGTGCCGGTGTTGTACTGGCTGATATGATCGAAGAACTTGTCGGTGGGCGATCGCCGCCGCTGGTCCGCGTCGGTGAAAAAGGCGATGGGGGCCTTGCTGCGATCAGTGAAATCGCTGCCGATGCTGATCGTGATCGAGCGCGTGCGTCCGTTCTGCGCATCGTTGCTGTCGACCCTCGGGGCATCGCACCGAAGCTGCGCAACCCACTCGACCTCGACGATCTGCCAATTATCATCCTGGTAGGCGAATCCGACATGGACCGCCGCGCCCTTGAGCGATGGCGCCTCGCTGATGAAGTCCGCGAGAATGGGACCAGTCACGCCCGACACGGTGATATCGACGCGCGTCGCCGCTCCGTTGATGACCTGCTCGAGGTCCGGAATGTTCACGAGCTGCCCGCCACCCAGATAGCGGGCTGGGGCGCTTTCAACGCTGTCGGCGGGAATGACGATCGGCGACACGCCCGAGCAAACACGGGCGATGGGATCGGACGCGATGCGCAGGAGCGTGATCCGCCTCATGCGTCGGGGTCCCGCATGTCTTCGACAAGCACAAAGTTGTTGATCGTCGTGACCTGGCTGAAGGGGTTCAGTGCGTTGGTCGGCGCCGACTGCCGGCGCATCACACAGCGTGGATTATTGAAGTCGAGATCGTCACCTGCCGCAATGCCGCCGCGGATCGGAGGATAGAATGCGATCCGTTTGCCACCGGGGATGTTCTCGACGGACGCAATCTCATAGCAGCGATCGAGCCACGTCGAGTGAACGTGGGTGAACCGCATGCCCGCTCGCAGATGCCGCTCCGACACAATCGAGATGTCGAGAATGGTGCAGTTGAGGCCGCCGGTCTGTCCGTTGACGACTGCGAGAACCGACGCCTCTGCGCCGATTGAGGTGGGTGTGCCGTCGATTGGATCCCAAGGACCGCGCTTGGTAGGGTTGACCGGCTGGTGGTGGCGATCGCAGAAGAGGAAAATTGCGGATTTGCCCCCGGCCAGCTGGCCATTGAGAGCCCGCCAGTCGAGGGTTTTATTGCGCCGATCCTCCTGCCGCCCGCCGAAGCTGGCGCTGCTGAGCGTCCACTGCCAGTAGCCGCCGCCATCGGTCTGGATGACCTCGGAAATGCCGGAGATGCTGGTTCCACCGTCCAACTCGTTGCCGATGACAACGGGATCGCTGGACTGGAAATTATACGGGCAAAGGTGGACGACCGGCAGCGGCATGGCTGCGGGAGGCTATGGCGGGGGCTTACCCCCGATTACGGCGGATCAGTCGTCGACCTGGCTAAGGTGCGGCTCAAGCAACCGGATCAGGATTTCCTCGCTGATCGTGTCGCCGATCACCCCGACGAGGGCATCGGCAAACGCTGGATCGTTCGGCGGGTCGAGCTGGAATCCATTGTTCGCGAGAAACAGCAGCATCGCTTCCCAGCCGGTGCGCTTGTTCCCTTGCATGAACGCATGCGCTCGGCAAATGCCGATACATAGACCTACCGCCATCACCAGCACGTCATCTGTCTGGTATGCGAATATCTGCTTCGGACGAGCGACCGCGCCGTCGAGCTTGCCGGCATCGATTACCGCGGCAGGCTCGCCGGTGTCGGCCAATATGAGTTTGTTAAGGGCGACAGCCTCATCGACCGTCACCCAAATCGGCTCGTGGCTCACTCAGCGAGGCGCGCCAGTATCTTCGAATGCCGATCTTTGGCAAAGGCATGGATATCGGCGGGGGTGACGCGCTCCTTGCGCGGCCGGGCAACGCGCGAAACGGCCTCGCGCTTGTTGTCGATCCGCTCTGCCAGCGCGCTCATTGCTCGTTACCTCGTTACCCGGACCATGCGTCAACGCATAAGATCGGCGCTTGGTGCCACAGAGTCAACCTTTGGTTGGCAGCCATACCCGCCATTATCCAAAAGGGGCGGACCTTTCGATCCGCCCCTCGGTTGGCCTTGCGGTGACAGGCCGCGCCTCAGCGGACACTCTCGACGATATGCAATGCCGTGGCGGCATGCGGCGACAAATTCATGTCCGCGACCGCCGCGATCTTCCGTCGCACCTCTTCCTTCGCCTGATCCGGCAGAAGCTTAAACAGGGCGGTGATGACCATCATCTCCGGGGAACGGTGGAAAACCGCCTCTTCCCACGGCCTGCATCCGCCGTGATCTTCCCACTTCGCGGGGTGCTTCGACATGTCCTGCACCGCCGCCGCGAAACCGAGGCCGGCAGGGTTCTTGACCTTACGCCTCGCGGAGGTAGGCAACATTACGACGTTTGTGCTATGCGCTACGGAAGCCATGATCGATCTCCTCGGGATCGGTTTTCGGTAGGAACGGCGCGGATCTGGACCATCCGCGCCGTTCTGCTTAGTGGGTTGGGTTTTGAGGCGAGACCGTGATCGTCACGCTGCCCGGCGGGTACGAGCTATCCAGCAAGTCACCCTGCGAGAGCGCGGAGGCCATAGCGGGTACCCATTCCAAGCCGAGTTTGACCCAGAGCTGAGCACCAGCCCGCTCTCCGAAGCAACGGGCGGCGGTGTTAACCTTCCGAAGTTTGAGGCCATCCGGCGTCTGCGGCTCGTCGTCGAGGACGAATGAAGACGAGACGCTTTCGTACCGGCCCGTTCGCCGCAAGGCTGGAAGCACCTCGTCCATCAACCATGCTTCAAACCGCTCCGCAGCAGGCAGTTTGGAACGAAGGATCAGGCGATACATGTCGCCTTCCGGGATTATGATGGTCTGCGGATCCACACCAACAGGGGGAGGCGAAACGCCCTCCCCTATCGGAAGGCCGTGCTTGCAGTGGGTAGATACGGCCTTGACCGTATCCTTGTAGCCGAGAGCGAGCGCGACATCCTTGCCGAAAAACCACGGGGCGCTATCGCGCTCAATCTCCCTGATCGTATACTCGCCTTCGAAAGGCGTCGGGGCCGGGTTCCTAGGCCGTGGGCTCCGACGCCGTTTTCTCTGCGGCGATTCCGCGCTCGATGAGCATTGCTGCTTCATTGCCGATCGGCCGATAGTTCGCCTTCGCGCGCTCGCGGATGAGGTTACCGAGCGCCTTGGGCACGCTAATCAGAGTCCGGCCGGCAGCATTGTCCGCCAACCTGGCTGGGCGAGGGCGCTCCGAGCCGCTGCGGAACTTGATGATGCGTTATCTGATGCTGATCTCGGCGGCAGCGATGATCTCGGCATCGATCCCGAGGAGGCGGAGGCCTTCCGCCGCGCGTTGAAAAAGCCCTGAAGGACGGATAGGGGTAAGCCCCTGCGGAGGGGGTGAGATGCGGCGGCTTGTGATATTCTGTGCTTTGTTGGCTGCATGCAGCCCTCAATCGCCGTCAGGCACCGAGCTTGACAATAAGATGGATTTATCGACGGATGACGCCTTAGGGCGGGTGCAGCCTGGAACGATAAACCAGGCCGCCATCGATGACCTTCTCGCCAACCAGCCGTGGTCATACAGTTCATCGAAGGATGATATTTCATCGAGAAATATCATATCGGCAGCGACGACCAGCACCAACAGCGTGAATTTTTCTCCCCCTTACGATGGAGGTTCTACGCTGCAAATCTACGTGAGAAACCATCCACGATCCGGCGTTGATGTGATCCTATCTGTCAGCAGGGGGCAGATAGTATGTGACGTATCCGATGGGTGCCCGATAATGGCAGCGTTCGATGGCGGTAAGCCTCAAAGATTTACCGGAAGAGTACCATCGGACTATAGTTCTAGCGCTCTGTTTGTCTCACCATCAGGCCGATTCATAGACAATCTCCGTCGATCGAGCCGGGCCGTTATAGAGGTAGGATTTTATCAAGAAGGCCAGCAGCAGTTCACCTTCAACACCAAGAATCTGCATTGGCCTCCTCAGCCGGCCGATCTCTAACTCTTCAGCTTCTGGTTCCGGTCGGCGATTCCGGGTACCTGCATCAATCCTCAGTACCGCCGCACCGTGCCGTTCTGCTGATAGCCTGCCATCGCTTGGGGGACCATTTGAAGCGTCTGCCGCTGGCTGTCTGCGATCGCCTTGGCTGTCTCCGTTCTCACCAGCCCAACCAGCCCGGCCGTGTATCCTTCTGGATTCACGCCCGATGCATCGATGTGGACCTGCTGCTGCAACGTGATGTTCGGCCCATAGCTTAACGGGCGTACCCGGCTATTGGCCAAAGCCATGTTGGGACGGCCAACGCTGACGCGTTCATCGCCCGATACCCAAGCGCGTGGCCGCCCGTTGATGCTGAGCAGATTGCGATCTACGCCGCCATTTCCGCCCACTTCAAAGCCACCCTCATTGGCAAGGCCGAAGATCGCGCCAACCGTCTTTACGGCACCCGCGATGAATGCGCCGGCACCGGAACCGCTTCCCTCCGCTCCAGCGCCCGAGCCACCTCCGAAAATCTGCGCCTCCAAGGCGTGTAGGCCGATCTGGATCAGGTCATTGAGAAACTCGCCGGCGACACCATGGAGGTGGAGCATCTTGCCGATCGTCTTTTCGAGCGAATCGTTCAACCGCTCAACGCCATCCACCTGGGCGCGCTGGAACGCTTCTCCGATCTCATCGGCCGTGCGCGGAAGGCTATCAACGTATGCAGCCCATGGCCCCATATTCTGGCGCCGACGCTCCTCTTCTTGGACGCCGAAACGGGCCTCTCGGGTAGCCGCGCGCTCCTGCGCCTCCGCTATCTGCTGGGCGGAATACCGACGCATGCCCTCCGGTCGTTGGGCGTCGTCGAGGATCGGCCTGTCAAGGATTTCCTCTTGCTTCTTGGCAAGATCAAGCAGCTCTAATTCCTTGGCAAGACGCTCCTTCGCGGTCCGCGCCAACGATGCCTGAGTTTCGAGAACGTCGCGCTGCAGTTCGATGCGCTGACTTGCGATCTGCGCCTCTTCCTGATCGTGCCGGACATCCTCTCTGAAGTTGACCGTTCCTGCTTCAGCGCGGCCGGCCTCCTCCTGGCGTCTCACCAGCGTATCAATTTGGTCCTGTCGCAGCCCCTTGATCTTGCCGTTATGCCGTATGTCATCGATCTTGCGCTGATTCTCTATCTCAAGCTCTTCACGCGAGAGGCGCGCCCTCTCATCCTCATCGGCCGTCACTTGCTGCCGCGCACGGAGGATGTCGGCGTTTGCAGCTGCAAGCGTGCTATCGAAATATTTCTGGCGCTCCTCCGCTCGACGGGCGAGCGTTTCCGCGCTGGGGCCGCGTGGTCCTTTCGGCGCGCCCAATTTCGCGAGAAGGTCATTGTTCACACTGCCCGGCTGGACGGACGAGAACAAGGCTCGCCCATCGGCAAGCGACTTGTTCCGTAGTTGCTGTTGTTGGGCCTCTTGGTCAGCCCTGAGATTACGGGCCATCTCTATATAGCCCACGGGATCGTTGCTCAGCACCTTCAAATTGGTGCTCAGGTTCCGATAATATGCTGAGTTAAAATTAGTTAGCGCCGCAGCAGCGGACAGCGCCTTCCCAGCAAGATATCCTAGTGTATCCGCGATGGACTTGATCGCTTCCGCATTTTGCGCAACCGTGGTGGCCAGATCGACGTTGAGTTGGGCCTTGACCTCCTCGAACTTCTTCGCGGCATCGTCCAGCTTCTGAATATCTGCCGGAGAGAGAATCTTTCCCGCCCGCTGCATCTCATCGGCAAGGGCACTAATGGGCTCATTGCCACCGGCCAGGATGGGCAATAGGCGTCGCCCCTCTTCTCCAAAGAGTCGTGTGGCGACCGCCGCCTGTTGGGCAGGATCCTTAATTGAAGATATTCGATCGATCAGCGTCGGCAGAAGATCCCCGGCGCTAGCCGTGCCCCTAATGCTGACGCCAAGGGCTTTGAACAATTTAATCTGCTCTTCGGAGCCTTCCCGAGCACGCCCGAGGTTGTTGGCGAACTGCCCCAGCGCAGACCGCAATTGATCTTGTGAGACACCAGCTCGCGTCGCAGCGGCTTGGTAGACCTGCAATGCGCTCGTGTTTAGACCAGTTTGCTCGGCGACGTTTTTCAGCTCCTTACCGTAATCAACGGCATGTTGGATCGCCTCTGAGGTGATCGCTACACCGACGCCGGCAGCCAAGCCCGCCACGGCCCCCGGAGAGAAGCTATAACCAAACCGCCCTCCCGTAGCGCTCAACGCAAATTCATTTGCTCCGCCTAGGCCGCCGCGCCGCCCGGCACGTTGCGCGGCCGCAAGCTCAACTTCGCGCCGGGCCCTCTGGGCCTCGACGACAGCGATTTCACGCTCGGCACGCAGAAATGCCTCTTCCTCGGTCAGCCCCGCCCGCAGATAGACGTTGCGGCGCTGCAATAGTGCGATCTCGCGCTCAACCTGCCGAAGTTCCTCGCCTTGGAGGACCTTCGAACGCTGCCGCAGGTCATACTCGTCCGCGAGCGCGTGGTTGACCTCCTTCTGCGCCACGACATCGGCGGCGGTAGCGGCGGCAATGGGACTCTCGGGTATCCGACCGCCATCTCTCGCAACCGTCCGCCCGATCAGCCCCCCTGATCCCGGCTGAACGGTGCGATCATGAATGATGCGGCGCCTAGCGTTTTCGTCCAGTTGCGCCTCTCGCGTCGCGGCGCGCTCGGCCTCCCTAATTCGCGCATCGGCCGTTCGTTTGGCGGATTGCACCTCAGCATTGTCTGCCTGGATAGCGGCGTCGGAGCGTGCTTTGCGAGTGCGCTTGACCCGCTCTGTAGCCTGCTCCTCATCGCTGGCAACCTTGCTGACCGACTGGCGATGCTGATCCTCGTAGCGCTTCTGTCCGAGCGCCACCTGATCCCCGGTTCGGATCAGCTCCCTGTGCTTGGCAATGATCTTGTCGAAGGTGGCCGTATAGCCGTTGTCCCGCGCGATCAGCTCAGCAACAATGCTATCGACAACCTCAGGCATCAGTGAAGCACCTTGGCAAGCCCCATGTCAGCAAGGCGCTGCATGCGGCGGGCAACGAAATCAGCAGGCGCGGCCTCGACCTCCTGCTCTTCCTCAGGCGTATGGCGATCATTCCAGTTCCAGAGCATCGCTTGATACTCCCACCACGAAAGCCTCCTGGCTTCCGATGGCGGCACGCCCATCATTGCGCAGTTCGTGAGCGCCGCCGCGTAGTCGAACCGTTCGTCGGGGTCGCCGGCTTTTCCGCCGGCTCGTCTTTTTTTGGCGGCGTATATCCGTGAACGAGCGCGTGAAGCACGGCGTAGGAGATCATCCAAATCTCGGTCAGCCTCAGCCTGGTGTTCACGTCCAGCAGATAGGCCCTGACCAGATCGTTCGCCCGCACTGCGGACACGCTGACGGGCTGACCATCAACCTCGCCTTCGCCGCCCCCGATAAGGCCCTGCCGGATGATCTCGACGAGTTCCGGGAAGCGATATTCCGCCAGCTCGGGATAAATCTCGCCTTCCTTGAAGCCGTATCGCCCCTTTGACGTGCGCGCAAAAATAGCCCCCAAGCCAGCATCGGCTGCGCGCTCGATCTCCTTGATCTGCTCCAGGCCGAGGGCGAACCGATAGCTGCCGTTTCCGAACGGGAGAACGGTCCAGGTCTGCATGGCTTAGGAGACGACGACGGTGATCGTCGTGACCTTGGGGCTATTGCTCGCCTCAGCGAAGGTTTCGGTCAGTGTGACCGTCTTGCTGCCTGCGGTCGCCCAGGTCGCAGTCACCTGATTGCCCGTCACCGAAACGCCCGTTGCACCAGATGCCGAAGCGGTGATCGTCGATCCGGCAGTCTTGCCGGTGATCGTACCGGTCCACGCCGAATTGGCCGTCGCGGTCAGCGGAGAGACAGTGAGTGTCGCGAGCGTCGGCGCCATCGTCGAGACCCACGGCACCTCGCCATCGCTGGCGAAGGTGAACTGGCTGGTCACGTTCGCCCCATCGGAGGCGCCCTCCTGCCAATTGGTGAGCATGAATGGGCCTTCCCAATAGCCCTGGCTCACGAGATCGTCGCCGGGCTCGCCCTCGATGAAGCGATAGGTCAGCGTCTTGCCGAGAATCTGGCGGATGAGGTTCGTTTGCGCCCGGTTGTGTAGGCCGGTGCCGGCCATGTCCTTCTGCTGGCTGTTCGCGTTGAGGACGCGCCAGGGCACCATCGTCGGATCATCGCAGTCGCGGATCGAATCGTCCGTGGTGTTCACCTGATGCGTGAGATTCCGCGTCGTCAGGCCACAGATGACCACAAACGTACCGGAGCCATCCGGATCGACCGCAACGTCGAAATACTGGCCTTTGACGACACTGGGAACGGACATGCCGGATGCTCCTGTGGAATTTCCCGGGAGGTTATGGCCGGCCCGCGATGGCGATTACGGCGGATGTCCGCCTATGCCAGATCCGCTCCGAAGATCACCGACGTGCCCCATGCGGAGGAATCGTCTCCGTCCTGGATCGTGATCGTGCGCACCCACGTCAATCGCAGCGTGCCGCCGGTCTCCAGCACGATATTCGTCTCGTCGAGGCCGTCCTTGATCGCGCTGGCGATCTGGTGCGCGTGATCCTCTGCCGTCGTGGCAAGCGGAGACGCGGGATTGCCAGGGTCCACGCGAACGCCCTGGGTGAAACCATTCACAGTGAGCCTGAAGGAGCTGCTGTTTAAGCCCGACGCACGGAACGGAGTGCCGATGATCGATCCGATGCGCGTGAACGGATAGATGCGTTCGGCCGGCACGGTGCCTCCGTAAATCGATCCTGGCGGCACGACCGTCGTTATGCCTGCCGTATGCTTCATCCTCGCCATTACGCCCCGACGAGCCGCCAGCATGAAATCGCCGCTCATCGATTGACCTGCTCGACATAGCGGCGCCCAAGCCCCTCGATCACAGCTCCACGGACCTCTTCTGTCGCAAGCTGCATGTAGGGGCGTGGCGCCGCCTTGCTGGTGCCAAGCTCGACATACGCGGCATGTGGCGCATCCGCGATCGCCGCAGTTCGAACTTCATTCGGTGTTTCAATCACCTCTCCCTTGTGCAGGGATTGCTCCAGCTCATGCGTATCGCTGTTCGGATAGCCTCCGGGCGGACCCGGGACGTGGCCGGCGCCCGAGATGGCCCCATCGTTGATGTTGTAGCGCGCATGCTCGACGAGCGATTGCGCACCCTTATCCAACTGATCGCCGAACGCCGGCATGACGCGGGAGGGGGCCATTTTGGCGAGGCGCTGAGCATGGTTGTCCGTGAACTTGATCATCCCTGCCTGCGCCCCTTCCCGACAAAACCGATACCGGCGGGATCACGCTGGAGTGCTGATACCAGCCAGATGCCCCGGAAGTCCGCCGGTGCAGTCGAATCCGCAACTTGAACGCGAGCATCCGTGTCGATGGGCGGCACGTCTCCGATGAGGTCTCCAGCCTGCACCGACGCTGCCAAGATGATGAACCGATAGTCCTTTTCGGTCCAGCCATCCGGTCGCGCGCGCTGATCGAGAGCGTCGATCTGCACCTTGCATGCGGCCCTGTCCGTGCCGCCTGGAGTGATGATTGAGCCGCCGTCGTCATAGACGGGGTTGGTTTCCGTCAAGACGAATCCCGCCCAGAGCGGCCCCCCAAGCGCCGCAGAGAACATGTTGGCAATGGAGAGAAAGGCGTTGGGGAGGTTCAGCACGGCGGAAACGGCCCATCAGCCCAGCAATAAGGCGGCACCCGCCCCGGAGCGGTCACGCCCATGCCCATCTTGTTCCGGCGAAGCAGGCGCAGATATTCCGCGCCATAGGTGGTGCTGTCCCAGTCGTCACCGATCGCCTTTTCCACGGCCTTGTCGGAGAACTCGGCCTGGAATGCCCCGGATCGAAATGAGGTAACGCCAGACGCTGCCATCCCGCCGATATCGCCGCCGCCGACGCCAACCGCTCCGGCCTTGACCATATTATGTGCCGCGACCGCAATCAGCGCCGGACCGTAGTCCATCTCCATCCACGTCTGATCGACATAGCGATGGGCATCGGTGAGCCAGTACTCAATCGTCGCGTCGTCGACAGCGGCGAAGGCTGGATAGCGGGCCTTGAGATCGGCGGCGGTGGGCTCGATGTAGGCCATTAGTGGCCGGCCTTTCCGCGCCCCCTGCGCGCCGCATGCGGCTTCTCGGCTTCACCGCCCTTCGACGGCGGCTCCGCCTCACTGACTTCGACGCCGGGCGAAGCTGCCAGCAAGTCTGCATATTCGTCGGAGAACGACTCGGTGATGCTCCCCATCGCGGGAAGGCGCACACCACCTTCAAGGTCGAAGGGCGAGTTGGTGAGATTGCGAACGAACAGACTCTTCATGTCTCATCTCACCCTGTGGAAGGCCCCGCCCGCTATGAGACGAGCGGGGCGCAATGATTAAGCCGGCGGCTGGGAAATGCCGTCGATGTAGCGGAATGCCACGGTGGTCAGCAGCTCGACGCCGCCGGTGCGGAAAATGCCCGGCACGGCGAAATTGAGCGGACCATCCTGGTAGACCGGCAGGAACTGATGCGGCATCGGAAGATGCAGTTTCACATAGTCCTGGTCGTTCTTGTAGGCTACCATACGGCCGGTCCCGCCGCCGCCGGCCGTGCCGAGCTCGCGCACCGCGCGGATGGTGAGCGGCCGGCCCGTGGTCAGCGTGTAGATGTTCGTCCGCATCACGAACGAGAGGATCGTCTCCATCGTCGTCGCGCTGTAGGGCGTCGCCGCGATGTAGTTGTACGCCTCGACCGGCAGCAGGATCGTGTCCGCCATCTCCACCGTGTAGCTGGCGAGATAGATGCCCTGTAGCGCGGCATTGATGTCGCGGACGATCTGGGCCGGCGTCTTGGTGCCGACACCCGAGCTGTCCACCCAGAAGGTGACGGAGCCGGTGCCATCGGCCGGCGCCGTGGTCGTGGTCACGCCGCCGTAGTTCGTGAGTCCGCCCAGTCCCTTCTCGGTCGAGCCGAACAGGGCTAGGTCGTACATGAACTTCGTATAGGCGAGACGCGCAGCGCGAGCGCGGCGATCCGGCAAAGGCGCCTGGATCTGGATCGCCGTGTTCACCTCCTCGATGTTCCACTGATAGCCGATCGCGGCGAGGTGGAACGTCTTGGTCTGGATGTCCTGCGAAACGTCGGCCAGCGGGATGTCCTTGGCATAGCCGGACTGCCAGTTGGCGCGGCCCGAGAGATCCGAGGTGTAGGTCAGGATACCCGGAGACCATGCCGGACCAGAGGTATCGACGTAAACGAGGCGGCCGAAATCCCAGTCGGGGAAACGCGTCTCGTAGACCGTCTGGTTGATCTTGTAGGCCTGCGCCGTGACCAGCGAGAGTGCCTGCGCGTCGGTGATGAGCTTCTGCATTGTCGATTACCCCGAGACAGAGAGAGACGGAACGGGGCGGCGGTAGCGGATAGCTCCGACCGAGCCGCTGGCGCCGTCCTCCTCGAACTGCGCGCCGGGGATGGTGACGACGGTGGCGGACTGCGCCGCGGCGGTCCACGTCTTGTTCGCCGTGTTCCAGCGGGCCTGCGCACCCTTGGTGACGTTCGCACCAAGGAGGACGCCGATAACCCCCTTCTCGCAGATACCGACATTATCGTACTGGTTGTACGCGTCGCCGGTGTGAGGAAGCACCTGGCTGGCCTCCGTGATCCCGAGCACATTGCGCCCCGTCGTGGCGTCGATCTCCACGCAGGTGTGCGCGCCGGTGCCGGGCATGACCGGAACGCCGAAGCCGAGCGTGCCCGTGCCTTCCTTGGTGCAGGTGAAAGTGTTCCAGTCCTCCATGTTGACCCGGCGGCCAACGGCGAAGGCGGGAATCGTGTCGCGATAGATAACAGCCATTATGCGGCCCTCCAGGCATTGAGGTCATTGTTGGCCTTGGCCCAGGCCTGGTCCGCCAGCGTCGCCGCATCGCCGACATTGACCGGCGCGCCCGAAATGCTCGGTGCCGTGCCCTGCTCGACCTTGGCGTCCTTGGCGAGCACCGCGAACGAGGCTGCGATCTGCTCCGGGGTCCAGTCCTTGGCCGCATCGCCCATCTTCGCGTCCACGACGGCCTTCATGATGGCCGGCTCGTCCATGCTGTCGGCTACATTCACGCCCAGCGCCTTCGCCTTGCCGACGGTGAGCGCATAGCTTTTCGCCGCATCGCGAAGCTTCTCCGGCGTCAGCGTCGCATCGGCGAGCTTCTTCTCCAGCGTAGCCTTCTCGGTCTCCAGGGTGGCGACCTTGGCGCTCGCGTCCTTCAGCTCCGTTTCGGCAGTAGTGGCGCGGGCCTGCGCGTCCGCGAGCTTGTTGTTGAGCACGCCGACCGCGACCGAGACGGCCTCGCCGTTCGACGCATCGACTTCGGCATCGCCGATCTTGATCTTCATGGGTTCATGCTCCTGACGGTCACGAAGGTGGGCGGGGCGTTCGTCGATGATCACCAGTGAATCGGTGATACGCAGGTCCGAGCCACCCCGAGCCCGGCCGCACATTGCGAGATGGTTGTAACGAGGCGGGAGGATTGAGCCGTCGTAGGCTTCGTCGCCGAATTTGCCCGGCGTCATGTTGAGATCAGCGCTATAGCCCCACGAGAACTCGGGATGCGTGGTCTGGACGGCATCGACGCCCCTGGCATCCATGACCATGACGGGCACAATCATCGTGTCACCGTCGCGCATGATTTCGCCGCCGGTATCGCCGACTGTCAGCTTCTTCCAGTTATGAGCGGTCACATCCTCACTGGGATGATCGATGACAATTGGACGATGAACCGCACTGGCGAGGGAGTCCTTGGCGAAGATCGAGGACTCTGGCCGGAAGATACGGTAGGGTGATCCGTCCGCCTTGGGCGGCAGGCCCAGCTCATCCGGCCGATAGTCCTGAATGTTGTTGGCGCGGGCAACGCGAGCCTTCGCGACGAAATGCCCTTCCCGGGTGATCCGGGCGGGTCCGTCGATGATAGCGCGGTCGCGAAACTCCACCATGAGGCCAGAAGCTATGGGTGCTTCCGGGCCGGGATTACGGCGGATGTTTGAAGGCTACCCTAGAATCCCGCGGTCACCTTCGGTGGCAGCCGATCCATACAGGATCTCGCGCTCCCACAGATCGACCGCACCGCGTGGTAGCAGCATGCGGCCGGAGATGCAGCCATAACCATCAAGCTCTGCCAGCTCAGACGCGGACAGAGGTTGCTCGGGGATCGGCGGTTCAGGCATTGGGCATCATACCACCCCGGCTAATTCAACACCAGCACGCCTTGCTTCTTGCACCCGCAGAATGGCGGCTCGGTCGGTCCGTCCCCCGGCTTGATCTGATCCGGCCCGTCAATCTCCTTGTTCGTCCTCAGATCGTAGATCTTGCCCTCCCGCGCCTTGTGCCACAGGCGAGGATGGAGCTTGTCACTGTGGTGGTACTTCCATCTGTCGAACCCAGCATCGGCCATGCGTTCAGTGTCGAGGGCGCCGCTCAATTTCTGCAACTGATCAGCCGCAATGCCCAATGATCGCCGCCGCGACATATCGACGATATCGCGCAATTCCCTCGCCAGATCGGCCGCAGGCTTGCGCTGCTGGAACGCCGCGAACACCGCATTGCCGATCCGCGATTGCGCTTGCGCCGAAACATCCTTGAGAAGCGCTACATTCCAGGCCACCGTCTCTGCCATGCTGGTCGGCTGACCGGTCGCCAGCAGCATCGTTTCGATATCCACGCCGGTGGCGGTCAGAACTGCGCGGCGCCAGCGCTGCCGGTGCCACCGTTCAACGCGAACGGTCCATTCGCCAAGTGCTGGCGTAAGAGACAAGACGAGGCGCCGTAGCCAATCGCCAAGGCTCTCAAGCTCAGGCTGCACGTCATCGGCAGCGTCGGCGAAACCATCTCTCACCGGCAAGGCTCGCTCATAAGCCGCCACGATGCCGGGTATCGCCGCGTTCAGCGCCTCGATAATGCGCTTGTAGGTAGAGGTGTAGAGGTCCGATGCCAGCGCCTTAGGCGGCACGATTGGCCGGAGCACAACCACCTTGCGGCGCGGGTTCTTGGTGCGGCGGACGAGCTGGGCGAGGTCGTATTTCATTGAACGGCAGCTTGGGCTTCGCTATATTGCAGCCAGAGCCGTGCGTCGTTTCGGACGTATGCCCCGGGGGTCCTGCATCGGGGCAGCACGGACATCACCGCTTCCTCAGCGAAACGAGGATCGCCCGATACTTCCGCAGCTCGTATGCGGCCTCGTAGTCGCTCCCGTCCAGCGATGCCTTGACGTGTACCATGGGGGACCCGTTGTGCGTCGGCGGCGTGCCGCGAGAAATATTTCCGGCGACCAGAATGCGGCGTGCCTTGGCTATATCGGCGGGGCCGACACTCCGCTGGCCGCGGCTGTCAGATCCATGTCGCTTGTTGATGTGGACCACATAGTCGTGGTCGAGCGCAACAGACTTGGGGCGCCGCGATATTCCGAGCCGGGCGAACTTCTGATGCACGTGATCGGGGATTTGTCCTAGCCGGTGCTGCCCCTTTTTAACCGCCGGCTCGCCCAGCACGGCTTCAATGAAGCTGAGGACGCTTGTCCACCGTCCGCGCTTGTCGCGCGGCTGATCCGGATCGTAGGCATCCTCAAAAGGGCGGCGCTGCTCACCCTCCGCATCTTCGACGATGGTCTCTTTCCAGTTCTCCTTGACCTCTTCGAAGATCTCCGGCCCGAATCGGAGCGGACCGGAATAGGGAACCACCTTCGACAGGTCGAAATCCGCCGGCACATTCCACGAGATCGTGACGTGCGGTTGATAGCTCGGCCAATCCCATGAAGCGCCCGCATCAAGAATGCGCTGGTGGCGGTAGGAAAGTGCGTCGTCGAGGAACTGCAATGCGACGGCACCGCCATCGCCCATGCGCTCGACGACACGGGGACCGCCGGCCCGCACGAGCAGATTGCCCTTCTCATCGCCCGACCAGTCTGTGCCGACATTCATCCAGTCGAGCGGAGTGCGGCTGTAGGCGATCGTGACGTGCATATCCTCGGCAGACAGCGTCGTCTCGAAGCCTTGCGCCTTCGCCCAGCGGATCAGTTCGTCGGCGTTGAGGAGCTTGCGCTGCACATAGAGCGTGCGCGGCGTGGCGTCGAGGAAGCGGGCGTCTGTCACTCGCCTGCCGGTAGACTGATCACCTCCCCTCTGGGTTAGCGCTGACGGGTCTTCATTCGGATCGACGCTCTGCTCCGGATAGCGCTCGTCCTCCGGTATTTTGGCCAAGGCATCGCCAAGGCCAGGAAGCCATCCCCGCTCCTCCAGCGTGTTCTGCAATGCCTCTGAGAAGGCGGGTTCCGGGACCGATCCGGTGGCCTGCAGCTTCTCGGCGCCCTGCATGAAGGTGAAGAAGGTTGTCGCCTCGTCCTTCTCGCTCTGCGTTGCGAGCGGCGCCCACTCGTACCAGATGCTGTCGTCAACGCGCCCGAGCGCGGACGGGATTAAGGCGGCATCGATCTGCGTCATGCACGGGCGGAGATCGAGATCCTGCTTGCCGCGGATCGTCTTGTGCCAGAGCGCGATGTCGCTTTCGCCGGTGGCGTTCATTCCCTGCGGTGACTGCCCCCACATCACAGTGGCGGGCATATCGGCGGCAGCGGCAGCGGCCATGCGATAAGCCGACATGATGTCGGGCATGCCGGTCCAGGACATCTGCCGGTCCTCAATCTTTTCCGCCCCTTTCCCCTCTCCATCGCCGCCGTCGAGCCACGACACCGCATTGCTGCTCTCGCCGAGAGCGAATGCCTGGAGCCGCTTGGTGAGCTTCGCCTCGCCATCTGCCGTGGAGATCAGCTCCAGCAGCCGCGGAATGTAGATGCGCCGGTTCCGCGCGTCCTTGATGAGGGCGGCAAAGCCATTGTCAGCGGTATCGACGTTCTGCACCGCATCGATGATCGTCTGGACGCGTGACTGACCCCAGAATGCCGTCTGCCAGTCCGCCTGGGCGATATCGGCGACTGGATCGCCCCGGAACGCGACAACGCGCGAGGGGTGGAAACGCATCTGCGTCGAGCCAACAGCCCCTTGAAGCTGCACCTCGAAATAGCTTGGATGATGATGTCCCGGGGCGTGGTGTAGCAGGATAGCGGCGGTCACCAGTGTTTTTCCGGTAGGGTCGGGTTGTTCAAGCTCAACCTGATGGAAAGTCCACCGATGACCGACGATATGATGAACCTGCGCTCGCTCGTTGAGAAGAGTGCTGACGCCGATTTGCTGCGCGA